AGCAGTATCTTTTGATAATAATATCGGACACGATTATCTTCAAAATTATGAGGAGCGATATGAATATTACCACCGCAAAGAAGATAAAATCGAGTTTGACTTGGAATATTTCAACAAAATCACGAAAGGTGGTTTACCTAACAAGACTCTCAATATTGCTCTCGCTGGAACGGGTGTTGGGAAATCGTTGTTCATGTGCCATATTGCTAGTTCCGCGTTGTTACAGGGTAGGAACGTTCTCTACATCACTCTTGAAATGGCGGAAGAGCGAATTGCAGAAAGAATTGATGCGAACCTTCTCAATGTACCGATTCAGCAATTGGTTGATCTCCCACGTTCGACATTTGAGAGCAAAGTAAATAGTATTGCTAAGAAGACACAAGGTTCTTTAGTAATTAAAGAATATCCTACTGCTTCTGCACATTCTGGTCATTTCAAGGCACTTCTCAATGAACTTGCTCTTAAGAAATCATTCCGACCTGATATTATTTTTATTGACTACCTTAACATTTGCGCTTCCTCTAGGCATAAGGCAAATAACTCTGTCAATTCTTATTCGTACATTAAGTCAATTGCAGAAGAGTTACGTGGATTGGCGGTGGAATTCAATGTTCCCATTGTCTCTGCTACCCAAACCACTAGGAGTGGTTATGGGAACTCTGATGTTGAACTTACTGATACTAGTGAGTCCTTTGGTCTCCCTGCTACTGCTGATCTTATGTTTGCCCTTATTAGCACAGAAGAGTTGGAACAGTTGGGGCAAATTATGGTGAAACAGTTAAAGAATAGGTATAATGATCCAACAGTTCATAAGAGATTTATTGTTGGTATTGATCGTGCAAAGATGAGATTGTATGATTGTGAACAAAGTGCACAAAAAGACATACTTGACTCTGGACAAGAGGACGAGTATAATGACTATGAGGAAAAAAAACCTAAAAAATCGTTTGAAGGATTTAAATTTTAATGGAAACTGCTAAACACGTTAATTTTGATAAGTACGCTGAGTTTGTAGATGCTGTAACTTCTGATGCATCGAAAGACTTCCTTGCCCTTTCTGATCGTCTGGTTCAACTGGATGAGAAAGGTGCTAATATTGAACGTCTTCTTACTGCTTCCGTTGGTATTAATGCTGAAGGTGGTGAGTTTATGGAGATCGTGAAGAAAATGATCTTCCAAGGTAAACCTTATAATGAGGATAATCGTGAGCACCTGATTATTGAATTGGGTGATATTATGTGGTATGTTGCTCAAGCATGTATTGCACTTGATGTCACTCTTGATGATGTAGTTGCTCGTAATGTTCAAAAACTTCTGAAGCGTTATCCTGAAGGTGCTTTTGATGTTTACTTCTCCGAAAACCGTGCTGCTGATGACCGATGACTAAAGAAAAACAAGTAACAATTAAAATGGATGTGCGTTCTGCAGCAGCAGTTCGCCAAATTCTTTTCGAGTCACAAAAAGGATACACTTATAGTGAAATAAGTGTACCTCCAAGAATTACTGATATTCGTAATGTGATTTACGATATTGATAATAAAATTCAAGAAGTTATTAGTTCAAAATAAATATTTAAAAAAATGTCTTTACTTGGTAAAAGAAAAGGAAGACCAATAACAAAAATTCAATTTGATATAATATTGAAAAGATTTATAATTTTTCTTAAAAGAGAACTCCAACTTACATATGATATACCTGTAATTCTTATAGATGATGCTGATTTTTCTAAAAGGATAAAAGCATTTGGTGAAATTTCAAAAGATAATGTTATCCATTTAAGTATCATTAATCGTCATCCTATGGATATTTTAAGAACACTTTCTCATGAATTTATTCATTATAAACAGCACATGGAAAAAGGAATTGATAGAAGTCCTAAACCTGGAAGTATGACTGAAAATCAAGCAAATGCAAAAGCAGGTGAAATTATGAGAAAATATGGAAGTCTTTATCCAGAATTATTTGACTTAATGCCTATCAGGTAATTATTAAATTAAATGTATTAGGTTTAATTTACCTAATACATACTACTTGCCCAAGTGGTGAAATTGGTATACACGCATGACTTAGGATCATGTGCTTCGGCGTGGAGGTTCGAGTCCTCTCTTGGGCATAAAATATAAATATTTAAAAATATAGAGTTTAGCGATATACGCAAACATAAGAATGAAAGATTTTTCAATTTTTTTACTGGAGGCAACGGCAGCTTCTGATCAAGCAAAACGTCTTGGTCTTGTTGGCGATGGTCATGGTGGGTGGTATAATAGGGCCACTGGAGAATTTGAAGCAAAGACGGTGGGAGACAAATTACAATATTTTAATAAGCGTCAAAGAATAGGATCAAAAGATCCATCACAAACTTCATTTGAAAAACAGATAGCTTCTTCCACATATAATGATCAAACTTTAGAACCGCAGAGAATTTCACAAGAAGAGATACCAATGGATTCTGTTGATCAGCAAATTGATCAAGAACAATCACCCTTTATCCCTCAACCAGTTGAAAAAACAAAAGGAGTTTTAACAATTGCTTTTGGTAGATTTAATCCTCCAACTTTAGGTCATCAACAATTAATGGATGTTGCTTTAGAATCTTCAATGCAAGATGGTGGAGATTATATTATTGTACCTTCCCGTAGTCAAGATAAGAAAAAAAATCCATTAGATCCTGATACTAAAATTTATTATATGAGAAAAATGTTTCCAGATCATGGTGAACGTATAGTTAATGATCCTAATTTTATTACAATTTTTGATGTTTTAAAGAAAGCATATAATGATGGATATGCGGGTGTAAGAATTGTTGGTGGATCAGATAGAGTTAAGGAATTTGATAAACTTGCAAATAATTATAATGGTCAATTATATCAATTTGATAATATTGAAGTTATTTCTTCTGGAGATAGAGATCCTGATGGTAAAGGAGTAGAGGGAGTTTCTGCGTCTAGATTGAGACTTGCTGCAGCTGAGGGAGATATTGCTACATTCAAAGAAGGACTTCCCAAAAGTATTTCAAATAAAGAAATAATTCAGTTATTTGATCTTGTTCGTCAAGGAATGGGAATCATGGAAATTAAAAATGAAGGATATAATGCTTGGGAAATTGCTCCTAAGTTTGATGTTCAATCTCTAAGAGAAAATTATATTAATGAAAATATTTTCAATGTTGGGCAGTTTGTTGAAAATCTAAATACTGGTCTTGTAGGAAAAATTATTAGAAGGGGAACAAATTATTTAATTTGTGTTACTGAAAATGGAATGATGTTTAAGTCTTGGATTAAAGATGTTTCCGAATCATATTCAGAAAAAGAAATGTCAAGAATTATGAGACTTCCTGGTAAACCAAATACTTTGATCGGAACTACTGGATATTTTAAGTATGCTTCTAAACAAACTCCAGGTGCAATAGGTACTAACAAAAAAAATTTACAAGTAGGTGGAAAAGCATACGGAGTCAATTTAATAAATAAGTATAGAAAAAAGTAAGAAGTAAAGTTTTCTCATGAAAAAGTATATTGCTGAAGAACTACCAGCAAGAAAGTTCCCACAATCTTCTATTGCTGATAAAAAGGGTAGAGATAAGGATGAAAATAAATCAGCACAAAAAACACCAGAAGAAAAAATTAGGCAAGCTGTATATGATATTAGATATCGTGCAAGAAGAGAAGATCTTCCATTGAGACAAGCATATTCACAATATATGCAGAATAGTTCAATGAGTGAAATGGAAAAAACAGAAGTAAGGAATAAACTGTTTGGAAAAAGCGGTGGAATTCAAGCAGAAGATTTTAAAATAGAAGAATTAGTTATAGAAAACATTGCAAACGCAATGTTTAAAGTTTTTGTTGAGAATAATTCTAAAAATAAAATAGACGATGAATATCTAAAGGAACTTAATGATTATAAAAATAATAGCGATAGAAAATATAAAGTAAGAGTAACTGATAAAAATGGAACTTCTTATATTCGTTATGCAAACAGACAAAAAATAAATGATTTAAGATCAAATCCAAATATTGAATCTGTGGAAATGACTGAATATGGTGAACCTTATGAGGGTGAAAAGACAAAGGGTGAGCAAACTAGAAATGCCAAAAGTGGTAAAAAATTAGATCCTGTTGGTAAAGAAGATAAGGATATTGATAATGATGGTGATCATGATAAGACTGATAGATACTTACAAAATCGTAGAGATGTTCGCGGAGCAGCAATAAATCAAAGAAAAAAAATTGGTGAGGAATTTTTTTCTGAGGTAAAGAAAGATAAAAAAAATGAAAATAAAAAATACGATGTAATGAAGGGTAAGAATAAAATAATTGTTAGTCCAAATGATCCTATTCTTGCTCATAATGAATTAGAAGGTGAATTAATTTTTGAAAAAGCAGTAAGTAAATCTCAACAACGTTTTATGGGAATGGTTTATGCTGCTAAAAAGGGTCAAAAGGCAGCATCTCCAGAAGTTGCTGCTGCAGCTAAATCTATGAGTGCTAAAGAAGCAAAAAAGTTTGCAAAGACCAAACATAAAGGTCTTCCTACTCATAAAGAAGAATGTGAATGTCAAGATGAAAAAGAAAAAGGTGATGATTTGAGATCTATCCCAACAAAAGTAAATCTTGTTAAGAATAAATTAAGATCTATGGGTCTTAAAATGTCTTACGAACCTGAAGGGCAGGTTATTGATGAAAGAAGAAGAGAGGAAAAAGGAACTCCTAGAAAACCACGTGATAAAGCATTTGAAATAGTTGCTAAATCAATGGGTACTGGAAGAGTTGGTGTTGAACCAAGAGGAAAGAAAAAAGTACCTGGTAAAAAACCACCAGCAGCAGGTGAACGTGGATCTGAAAGACGTTCTCCAGAGCAAATTGTAAAGCATCGTCGCACCGAAAAGCAAAAATCGCAAGATTTAATGCATTCAAGGTTTGATTGATCTAAATATTTCTGGAAACTTTTTATACTAGAGGTATTATGGATACGGTAGTTGCTTTAGTAAAACCAATTCTGCTAAAAATTGCTACTCACCCTGCGGTTAAAAATCTTGTTATTGATCTTCTCACAAAGTATGTAAATACTACTGACAATAGTATAGATGATATGATTCTTACTACTGTTAAAGAATTAATTTTTAAACCACAAGAATGATAACTTGTATTGCTTCAAATTTTGGATTTACAATTTTTTTGGCATTAGGATGGGCAGTCTCCGAATGGTTGGGGCAAAATCCAAATATAAAATCTAATAATGTATATCAACTTATTAGAAATACTTTAAAGATAATATTAAAAAAGAGAGACTAAATTAAAATTAAAAGTCTCTTTTTTTTATAAATATCAATATAATAAGAAATCTATCAGGTAATTAAAATGTCACTCTGGGGAAGAAACGATAACGTAGGTTCAGCTGGAACTGTATCCTTAAATTATTCAACCCGTATTGTTACAGGAAGTGGAACAAGTTTTGGAAATGTAGGTGCTGCAAAAACTGGTGATGTAATTCGTTTTGGAATAAGAGGTAATAGAGGAACTTATTATGGAGATGCAGTAATTGTTGGAATTGCAAGTACTACTCAACTTACTATTGGATCTACTATCGGATTAACTGGTGCTTCTATTGCGGGAACTAGTTTTTATATTAGCGAACTTCCCAAATATACAATTAAAGACTCTACATATCAAAGAAGAGGTGGATTATCTAGAGATAGTCTTGTTTATGGTATTTCCACTAGTTCTTCATCAGTACCAAGTTCATATCGTGGATTTTCTCACCAAGGTTGGGTTGGGGTAACTACTTATATGGATAATCACGGAAATTTAAGAGTTAAGAGTGAAGTTCTTGTTGCAATGTCTGGTATTACTACTGGTTCTGAAGGTATTTTATATCCAACAGCACAATAATTATTAGATATGAGATTTGATGAATTGAATGAAGATAACTATTTGTTATTTGCTATAAAATTTTATGACAATCCTCAAGCAGTTACGCGAGAAGATTTTGAAGATGATTTGAAAAGAATTAAATATGTCAAAAGACTCCTGAAAAGATATAAAAATACTGGAGTTCTTAAGACACATTTAATTCTTAATCACTTAACTATTTTATTCAATGTTTTTAATGAAGCTGCAATTCCTCTGTTATTTTATAACTTAGAAAGAGATCTTTGGCCTTCTATGAAAAGTTTTTTATTATTTTTAAATAGACTTCCAGAATATCCAAAAACAACTATCAATCAAATTGTTGAAGATAAAGAGTGTCTTAAAAAATTGCTAGAAATCTAATGAATTTAGAAAAAATTATAGATATTATTAGAAATTTGAAAGAGGAAGCATCTGCACCAACTATGAACACTGCCAGTACTACTGGAAAAGCAGGATTTGGAGGAAGTGCTCAAGGATTTGATCCAGGTCCAACTGCTGGTTATGATAAACCTTTATTTGATGGAAGAAGTAAGATTGCTAGAAGACTTCCTCCACCTTATAAGAGTGCATTAATAAATTCTAAGAAAAAGAAAAAAGGAAAGTAAAATGTTTTCGCAAGAATCAAAATTAGCGGTTCTTGAATCTAAACTCGGCATTTATGAAGATCTCTCCCGCGAGATGTTATCAAAATTAGAAGCAGCGGTCGATAAGATCTCCGAAGGTAATTCACGTATTGCTACAATTCTTGCAAAACATGATGAAAGAATAGAACAAAGTATGAAAAATGATGCGCTTCTTGTTAAGATGATAGATGAGATGAAGGAAGATAATGATAGAGAACATAAAGGAATAGAAGAAAGATTTAACAAAATTGATGAAAAAATAGAAGATCTTAAGAAATTTAGATGGCAAGCAGGTGGTATACTTGCCTTTGTAATCGTGCTTATTGGGGTTATTAATGCATTTGTCCCCAAGTTCTTGACAGCACAACCCCAGCAGGTTATAATAGAGCGCACGAACTGATACTCTTTTATAATGGATTTGATTGATTCCAAGTATATTGGATTAGTTTCATCACGACTGCAAAAATTTAAGAGGGTCAAAGCGGATCTCTACAATTTTCGTTGCCCTATTTGTGGTGACTCTCAAAAGAACAAAAATAAAACACGGGGATATATCTATCCAGTAAAGAACAATACTAACTTTAAGTGTCATAATTGTGGATCAAGTTTATCATTTAATAACTTTTTAAAAGAAATAGACCCTAATTTACATAAACAATATACACTAGAAAAGTTTAAAGAAGGTCATACAGGCAGAAACTTTGTGGTTGAGGAACCAACATTTGAATTTGTAAAACCAGTATTTAAAAAGAAATTAGATTTACCTAAGGCATCAGAGATTCCCATTGCCAGAGAGTATCTGGAAAAAAGAAAGATCGACCCAGAAAAGTTTTATTTCGCTGACAAATTTAAAGAGTGGACTAATATTCAAAAAGTTACGTTTAACACTATTGATAGGGATGAAAGTCGTATTATTATACCAATGTATGATACTGAAAATAATCTCATTGGTTTTCAAGGAAGATCCCTTAGTTCAAACTCTGTTAAATATATTACTGTGATGCTTTCTGATGAAGTACCAAAAATTTATGGGTTGGACCAAATCGATCCTTCAAAAACCATTTACATTGTTGAAGGACCCTTCGATTCCACATTTATACAAAATGCTGTTGCTATGTGTGGGTCTGACATTGATATTAGGACGTTTGGTTGGTGCGATTATATTTACGTTTTTGATAACGAACCACGTAATAGAGAAATTGTCAACCGAATATCAAAAATTATTAATAGAGGATACAAAGTAATTATTTGGACAAGATCCATAGAGCAAAAAGATATTAATGATATGGTGCTCGCTGGACTTAATGTTATGGATGTGTTAAAATCAAATACATACTCAGGTTTACAAGCAAAAATTAAGTTTAACAATTGGAAGAGAATATGAGCAACGGAACGAAAGTCGTTAAAAGAGATGGTCAAACTGAACCTCTTGATTTAGATAAACTTCATGTTATGGTGGAAGAATCCTGCAAAGACTTGGCAGGTGTATCAGCATCTCAAGTAGAGATGAAATCTGGTATTCAATTTTATGATGGCATTACTACAGCAGAGATTCAGGAGATTCTGATTCGTTCTGCTTCTGATCTGATTGATCTGGATCACCCAAATTATCAATTTGTTGCTGCTCGTCTGCTTCTGTTCGCCCTCCGCAAGCAGTTGTTTGGTCGTATGCACGAATGCCCTACAATCAAGCAGCACGTGCTTCTTGCCGTTGATAAAGGAGTTTATGATCCTGAAATCCTTAACATGTATACCGACGAAGAATTTGATAAACTTGATTCGTTTATTGATCATAGTCGTGACTATCTATTCACTTATGCAGGTCTACGTCAAGTCGTTGATAAGTACCTCGTGCAGGATAGGAGTTCTGGTGAAATTTATGAAACACCACAATTCATGTATCTTTTGATTGCTGCTACAATTTTTTCCAAATATCCAAAAGAAACACGTTTAGAATACGTGAGGAAATACTACGATGCAATCTCAAAACATAAAATCAACATTCCTACACCAATCATGGCAGGTGTTAGAACCCCACTTCGCCAATATGCAAGTTGCGTTCTTGTTGATGTTGATGACACCCTTGATAGTATCTTCAGCAGTGATATGGCAATTGGTCGCTATGTTGCTCAAAGAGCAGGAATTGGTATCAATGCAGGTCGAATCCGTGGCATCAACAGTAAAATCAGAGGTGGAGAAGTTCAGCACACTGGCGTTGTTCCTTTCCTTAAAAAGTTCGAATCAACTGTACGATGCTGCACACAAAATGGGATTCGTGGGGGATCGGCAACAGTTCACTTCCCCATCTGGCACCAAGAGATAGAAGATATTTTAGTATTAAAAAATAACAAAGGAACTGAAGATAATCGTGTTCGTAAGTTAGACTATAGTATCCAAATCTCTAAATTGTTCTATGAACGATTCATCAAGAATGAAGAGGTCTCTCTCTTCTCACCACATGCAGTTCCTGGTCTGTATGATGCTTTTGGAACTGATGCTTTTGACGAGTTATATGTACATTACGAACGAGATGAGTCTATTCCTAGAAAGACTATCGGCGCTCAAGAACTCTTTCTGGACCTCCTAAAAGAACGTGCAGAAACTGGTCGCATTTACATTATGAATATTGACCATTGTAACTCTCACTCTTCCTTTATGGATAAAGTTGAGATGAGTAATCTTTGTGTTGCTGGTGATACTGGAATTACTATAAAAGTTACTACTACCGAAGAATATGACGGACAACATAGTAAATATGTAAAAATTTCAAAATCTTATCATCAGGAACTTGACATAGAAATACGACAATTACAAGATATTATTGAAGAAGGTGTTTCTTTGAATTCAATTCAAGTTCTTTCTTATAATACAGAAACTAACAAAGAAGAGTGGAAACCTATCACTGCTTTCGCAGAAACTTCTCCAAAAGCAAAAGTAATGAAAATTACTGATGAAGAAAGTAGAAAGAGTATTGTAGTTACACCAGAGCATAAAGTATTTACTAAAAATCGTGGGTATGTAATGGCAAAGGATTTGGTTGAAACTGATAAGTTGGTAATTAATTAATAACATAGGAAGTGTAATTTCTATATTTTATAAATAGTTATGAGATTACACTTCCTATAATGAAAACATATATTGTTTATAAAATTACCAATAAGAAAAACGGAAAACCTTATATAGGAAAAACTGAATACTCTTTGGAGCATCGTTGGAATCGTCATTTATCGTCAGCAAGAAATGGTTCTAAATTTAGATTCCATTCTGCAATTAGAAAATATGGTGAAGATTGTTGGGACTTATCTGTGATTGAAACTTACCAAACTGAAGATGAAAACTTTATTAATGAAAAAGAAACTCACTTCATCAAACTCTTTGAAATTGATACTAAAGGTTATAATGCTACTTCAGGTGGAACTGGTGGTTGGATGCTTCCAAGATGCTCGCAGGAGGTTCAGGAACAGTGGAGAAATGATATTTCTATAAGAACTACTGGTTATAATAATCCAAACTATTCTGGATATACTGATGAGCAACTTATAGAAGTAGGTGTAAAATTTGCTAAAAAATATGGATTTATTGGTGGAAGGAAAAGAATAGTTGAGTTTTCTCTTAATGAATTAAATATCAAGTTTCCAAAACATTTCTCCAAAAATAGATTTGGTGGAAACCATCAAAACTTTTATAAATCTATTGAAGAACAAACTGGATTGGTGTATAATCCTTATTATAGAGACGAAACTCAAAGAAAACTTGCTAAACAACTTTTAGAACAAAATAGGAGAAAAAAATGTTAAAGATTGAATATCTTGAAGAAGAAATTCCAGTTTATGATATTACTGTAGAAGGAACTCATAATTTCTTCGCAAATGATATTCTAGTTCATAATTGCCAAGAGATTACTTTGCCGACTAAACCACTACAACACATTGATGATCCTAATGGTGAAATTGCTCTTTGTATACTTTCTGCAGTAAATGTTGGTAAACTAAAGTCAGTTGAAGAATTGGAAGGTCTTTGTGATCTTTCAGTCCGTTCTCTGGATGAACTGATCGATTTTCAGGGATACCCTGTTAAAGCAGCAGAAATCGCCACTAAAGCACGTCGTTCACTTGGTGTAGGGTTTATTGGTCTTGCTCACTATCTCGCTAAGCACGGTGAGAATTATGGTGATCCTGGTGCTTGGAAATTGGTTCATGATCTAACTGAAGCGTTCCAATATTATTTGATTCGGGCAACTGTTGATCTTGCTAAAGAAAAGGGTGCTTGTGAATATTCACATCGAACTAAGTATGGTAATGGAATTCTTCCAATCGATACATACAAAAAAGATGTTGATGAAATTGTACCCAACGAATTGAAATATGATTGGGAAAATCTTAGAGTACAAGTCAAACAGTACGGTGTGCGGAACTCAACATTGTCCGCACAGATGCCATCGGAGAGCAGTTCCGTTGTGTCAAATGCAACCAATGGAATCGAACCACCTCGCGGATACTTGTCCGTTAAGAAGTCGAAGAAGGGTCCACTTAAGCAGATTGTTCCCCAGTACCAAACACTTAAGAACAATTATACGCTTCTGTGGGATATGCCTAGCAATCGTGGTTATATTCATATTGTTGCAGTTATGCAAAAATTCTTCGATCAAGCGATTTCTGGAAACTGGTCATATAATCCAGAAAATTATGCCGATAATGAAGTTCCTGTTAGTGTAATGGCACACGATATGCTTGAAACTTATCGTCTGGGACACAAAACAGCATATTATCAAAATACTTATGACCATAAAACTGATGAAGTAGTAGAAGAACCAAAACAGGACCTTCAATCACTTCTTAATGATATTTTGGAGAGTGATGAATCTTCGTGCGATAGTTGCTCTATTTAATTATGTAAAATATAATGTGTAAAATATATAAATAGTTAGTAGATATAATAAATCTATGGACTATAAAAAGCATTATAATTTATTAATAGAAAAAGCACTCAATAGAAATATTGAGTGCTATACTGAACTACATCATATTGTTCCAAGATGTTTGGGTGGATCTGATGAGAAATCTAATTTAATAAAATTGACCCCAGAAGAGCATTTTATTGCACATAAACTTCTTACTAAAATATATCCAAATAATTTAAAGTTGTTATATGCTTTTAATTTTATGTCCTCCCCAGTCTCTCAAAGAAATTTAAATAATAAATCATTTGGGTTTGTTAGGAAAGAGATTTCTAAATTAATGCAAGGTGATTTAAATCCTATAAAAAGATTTCCAGAAAAAAATCATATGTGGGGAAAATTTGGAAAAAATCATCCTGCTTATGGTAGAATAGTTAGTGATTATGAAAGGCAAAAAAATTCAAAAAGAATGAAGGATAATAATCCTTGTAAAGGATTATCTGCTTGGGATCATCCCAGATGTGATGACTATAATAAAAAAATATGGTTTTTTGCAGATGATTATTATAATGAATGGAAAATCACAAAAGAATCTTATTGCGCCTTATCTAAAAAATTTGGGTATGAAAAATACACTGCTTCCCATATCAATATGATCAAAAAATTTAAATCTGGTTGGATACCAAATCAAGATCCAAAGTGGATAAAATTTAAAAAAGTATTTTCTCAAAATACAACTTCATTAAATATAATAAGTGTGAGTTAGTTTAGTAAGGAGAATTATGACATTTAGTTTTAAAACAGGTTTGGAGGATAAAAAAATGGTTGAGTCTATGACTGTTTTTAATTCTCAAGAAGTAGATACTAAAAAACAACCTATGTTTTTTGGGCAACCATTAGGAATTCAAAGATACGATTCTTACAAGTATCCAATTTTTGATAAACTAACAACTCAACAACTAGGTTACTTTTGGAGACCTGAAGAGGTTTCTCTTCAAAAAGATAGAGGAGATTATCAATCTCTTCGTCCAGAACAAAAACATATTTTTACTAGTAACCTGAAATATCAGGTTATGTTGGATTCCGTTCAGGGTCGTGGACCTGGTATGGCATTTGCTCCATACTGTTCACTTCCTGAACTGGAGGCGTGTATGAAGGTTTGGGAGTTTATGGAGATGATTCATAGTCGCTCATACACTTATATTATCAAGAACGTTTATTCGGACCCATCTGAAGTCTTTGATACGATTCTCAAGGATAATCGTATTATGGAACGTGCTACAAGTGTTACTCAAGCATATAATGACTTTATCAATAGTGCTCATCATTATGATAATTCAAATGAGTGGGTTCACGCTTTAGAACAAGTACCATACGCACAAGAGGCAAGGTATGAACTCAAAAGAAAACTTTTCAGAGCAGTTGCAAACGTTAATATTCTTGAAGGTATTCGCTTTTACGTCAGTTTCGCTTGCAGTTTTGCATTTGGCGAACTCAAACTTATGGAAGGAAGTGCAAAAATCATCTCATTGATTGCCCGTGATGAGAATCAGCATCTGGTTATCACTCAAAACATTATGAACAAATGGAAAGAGGGTGATGATCCAGAGATGGCATGTATTTCTAAAGAAGAGGAACAGTGGGTCTACAAGACCTTTGAGAACGCTGTCAATCAGGAAAAACTTTGGGCAGAGTATCTGTTCAGAAACGGTTCTATGATTGGTCTTAATGATAAACTGTTACAACAGTATGTCGAATGGATTGCAAACCGTAGAATGAAGGCAATTGGACTTAAACCACTTTATGATATTCCTGCAAAGAATAATCCACTTCCTTGGACTGAGCATTGGATCAGTTCTAAAGGTCTTCAAGTGGCGCCACAAGAAACAGAAGTTGAATCTTACATTGTCGGAGGAATCAAACAGGATGTTACCAAAGATACTTTCTCAGGATTCCAACTATGATGAATGGTGCGAACAAGAAATAATGGACGCTTATAGAAGGGCAGCCGAATATGATGATTTCTTGTTTGGTGATTGTGATTATTCTTATGTTTGGATGGATAATAAATCCAATGACGTATACTGAAAGGGTCTTCGGACCCTTTTTTTATAAATAAAATTATAAAGAAATTAAAAGAAGTATGTCTAGACTTACTGGTACTGATGCTTTCAATATGATGGAAGCATATAATGCGGTTTATGCTCCTGAGGAAGAGGTTGAACTTACTGAAGAGCAAGTTCAAGAAGATTTTGAGAACTGGGTAAATTCACTTGTAGAAGAAGGTTATGACCTCAGCGAGTATACTTGGGAAGATATGTATGAGGCATATCTTTCTGAGATTCCCATTAATCCAGCTGGGAATGCTAGACCAATTTCTAATGCTCCTTACCAGTCAAGATTTGCTCGTCCAATGAATGCTGGTACTCCACAAAGAACTGGTAGAGCAACTGCAGTATCAAGACCACCAGTATCAAATTTAGGTAGCGGTTATAGAGGTCAAGAACTTCAGCAAACAGCAAGAGCAAGAGCATCTCAGGTAGGAACTACAAGACAGGGAACTGCTGGTGGTCCTACAGTTGGTGGAAATACCCCAATTGGTTCTACAACGAGACCTACACCACAAGCATCAGCACAAACAAGACCTGCAGTTCAAGCAACTAGACCTGTAGTGCAAACAAAACCTACAGTTCAAGGTGTTACGAAACCAACTCCTACTGCTCCTACGGCACCAACTGCTCCTACTACACAAACTGCTCCAGCAAGACCTTCACTCAGATCTGATATTGCAGATCTTCAAAAGATGAGACTTGCTTCCCAAGAGCGTCAAAGAAAAGGTGGAGCAACTGTTGTTGGTTCTCAAATGGCAAGTTTTGATCCATTTGATATTGTCAAAGGTCATCTTCTTGATGAAGGTTATGCTGATACCGAAGAGGCAGCACTTCAAATCATGGCAAATATGAGTGAAGAGTGGAGACAGAGTATTGTTGAAGGTGTTGTAGATAGTAAAACAATGACTTCTGATGAAAGGCGTAGAAAAAGAAATGATGAATATAGATCTGAAAACCCGACTCTTCCCAGTGGAAATCCCATGGGGCCAAATGCTCAATTAATGAGACAAATGGCACATGCTAAAAGAAGAGGTAAAAAAGAAAAGAAAGATTGAAATAATTTTATAAACTGTTCTCAGAGGGTCTAACCAACCCTTTTTTTATAAATAACTAAAAAAGTAAGAAAGAAAGATGAAGTCTTTTAGTCAGTTTTTACAAGAATCTCATTTGAATGAAGAAGAAGCGAGGCAGGGAAAATTATTTACAAGTAAAGATAAACCTCAAGATTTTAGAAATCCTAAAAAAATTCCATTTACTGGAACTGATCCTACACCAACTCCAGCATCTAAAAAATTATCTTCAGGAGCACCAGATGCACCTAAGACTTCTCCTGGTCAATTAGAAATTCCTGAACCAAAAACAACTAAAGTTTCTCGTTCTCAGTTTAGAAACGCTGGAGAAGCAAGACAAGGATCATTATTTACAAAAAGTGGTGGAGCACAAAATTTTACTGGCGGAAGAACTCCTTTTGTTGGAACTGAACCAGTAAAGGCAACAAAGCGCCTTCCAGAAGCACCACCAAAAGCACCTAAGACTTCTCCTGGACAAATGGAAATTGATTTTGATGCAAAAAAACCTCCATCAAAATCACCTTCAGCACCAAATTATCGTCCAGGTGCAGGGAGATCTCCTAAACCATATTCTGGAACTCCATCTTCACCTTCGGCAAAAGTTGAACCTGTAGGGACAAAATATTCCCAACAAACACCATCTCAACCAAAAACTAGAGGTGGAGCATTAGCACTTCGCCCACAAGGTTCGACAAATATTACTACAGGAGGAAAACCATCTTCTGGAGGAAAACCACCTACTGGATCAAAGATTAAAGTTCCTTCAGGTGTTGGAAAAGCATTTAAAGTTGCTGGTAAGATTGCGGGTCCTGCCTCTGCTGCTCTTGATGTTGCTGATGAAAGGGCAAAAGGATCTGGATGGGCAAGATCACTCGCTAAAGGTGCTGTAGTAGCTGCTGGAGGTGCTTTAGGAGGTGCTGCAGGTTCAGTTGCCGGACCAGTTGGATCTGTTGGTGGTGCTGTAGGAGGATCTATGGCAGCATCTAAGGCATTCGATGTTGCTGCTGGTGCAAATGCTAAAGAAAGAAAGGCAATGGCAACTGCAAATCGTCAGCGCCAATCAGGATCTGCAGTTAAAGGTATTGGTGGTCCTACCAGTTTTGACACCAAAAAGAATACAATGACTACAGGAACTGGAGCACAAAGAAAAACAGTTGGTCTTGCTAAGACTGGTGTTGTCCAACGTGGTGGACAATCAACTGCAGGATATCTTGCATATAAAGGTGGTAAAGCAGTTTATAAAGCGGGCCCAAGTGCTCAGTCACTTGCTAAAACTTCTTCCAATCCATTAGAAAGAATTGGTAGATCTTTATTTTCAGGTGCTTATAAGAAATCTGATGCTGCAAATGCTGCTAAGAACCTCGCTAAGGCAAGACAATCTGATGTTGCTCGTAATAAAGCACTTGGTGTGAAATCAAAACCTGCAGGGTGATTTTTATAAATATCTTTATAAAAAGGTATTAAATCTATAACCATGTCTAAAATTTCGCAAGACTTTATTAATAATCTTGGTTCTTTATATGAACAAATTCATGTAAAGGATCAAGATTTTTTAAATGAAGAATCTGAATTTTATGATAAAGAAACCGCAGAATTAGTAGAAGATATTATTCTTTCATTATCTTTATCAATGCTTTCTGAAGGGTATACTGCAGAAACTTTTGTTAAATTTTTAGCAAATTCTGAAGATGATATTATCTTAGAAAAATATTTAAATATAGATGTAAACTTTATTTCTGAAGAAATATTTTATAATGAATTTGTTGAAGAGCAACTTGAACTTTTAGAAGTTGCTGGATTGGTGAAACTTTTAGGAAAAGGTGTCAAAGCTGCTGCTAAAGGAATTAGTTCTGGAGCAAAAGCAACTCAGGGTGCAGTTAAAACTGGAGTAACAAAAGCAGCTACTGCTGGTGTAGATAAAAGAATTGGAAAACAGTTTGTAAAAAGTTCAGATCCATCAAGAACTACAGCAGCTGTTGAGAGACTTGCAAAAACTAAGGCGGCAAAATCTGGAATAACTGTCCCCCAGGGAAAACTGTCACCAAAACAATCAACAGAACTTATTAAACAAGCAAAAACTGCACAGGCAATTAAAGGTACAAAAACTGCCGCAAAAGGTGCTATGTTAGCGGGTGGGGGAGTTTTGACTGGATATGTTGGTGCTAAATTAGCAGGATCTGGTGGAGGTAAAGATGATAAGGTAGGACCTAAAATTGTTGGACCTAAAATTGTTGGACCTAAAATTGTAGGTCCAAAATCTTCATCTCCTTCAGGTGGAGGTGGTGGATCTAATTCTTCGGGTGGTGTTGGTGGTGGATCTTCTACGCCTTCTTCAGGACTTGCAAAACCAGCACCAGCAAAACCCAAAGCATCTGAAAAAGCACCAGAAGGTGAAACACCAATGCAAAAATGGGCAAGACTTCATCCAAAACTTGCATCTAAAGTAAAACCAGGACAATCTGGTTATGAGGAAATATCCAAAATGAGAGATAAACCATCATCTTATGAAAAGAAAGATCAAACTCCAACAACTGGACCAGAAAATGCTAAAATTGATGTTAAATCTGTAGAAGCGGATATTAAAGCAGAAACTGAAAGATTGCAGAAAAAGTTAAAAAATAAAGAAACTCAAAAAGAAGCATTTGATATCGTAATTGAATATTTAATTAATTATGGACACGCAGAAAATATTGGAGAGGCATGTTATATCATGACGAATATGAATGCAAATGAAATTGATAATATTGTAAATATTTGTTTTGGTTGATATATAAAAATTAAAATTTTTATATGGGGGGGGGGAGAGAATTCTCCCCCCTTTTTTTAATTTCTAGTTACGGATTGCTTAACTAATACTTGACCTTCTATTATTTTACTGATTTTAGAATTTTGATCTTCTAATATTATATCGTAATAATATCTTCCTGGTTTTAATGATGATGTTATTGTCGATGCCATGGAAATTTTTACAGTCCCATTAGGATTTGGAAACTCGACAGTGAAAGATTTTTTTGTTTTGGAATTTTCATACCTTTTCATTTCACATGTACCAGTATATCCTTGAAGATTTTTGGCACTTTGCGTATCCGAATCTTCTAAATTAAAAGTTTGACTAAAATCGGTTCCTGTATAGACTAATAAATTTGTTACGAATATTGCCATTACTTATAAGTTATTTTTTTTAAATATTTATTTTATGTTATGTCGATATACCTTGACGAACAGAAATAATACCTTCTAGAACTATTGATTTTTTACCTGCTGGATCTGTTAATAAAATATCATAAACATGTATACCTGGATTTAATGTGGATGTAACTGTACTAGCCATTGATAATTTAATTTTTCCATTTGGAACATCAACAAAGGAAACTCCAAATCCAACATATGAGGAACTTCCTGGTGTTTTTCTTAAGTATGATTTTGCACTATAATTTGACAAATTTAATGGTTCATTTGAACTATTAAATAAATCAAACGTTCTACTGAAGTCAGTATTTATATCTATTGAAAAATTATTAACGTATACTGCCATTTTTCATTATAAGCCCTTATCAATTATTTATCAACCCCTTGACAAAAATCAAAAATATACTTAGAATCGCTTTGCTAAGGTTGAAGGATAAATAATAGCTCTTAAAGATTATTATATGAGTTATGAGAATCCTTGGAGATTCAATAGAGAAGTTTTTGAGTCTCATCATATTCAAGATTATTTTGGTTTTGTATATCTTATATCTTGCAGTAAAACTAATCGTAAATACTGGGGTAGAAAGTACTTTTGGTCTTTTAGAACTCCTCCAGGGAAAAAAAGAAAAGTAAAACAAGAATCAGATTGGAAAAAATATTACGGTTCTTGTCCAGAATTAAAAGAAGATATTAAAAAATACGGTAAAGAGTTTTTCAATAGAGAAATAATAAGTCTTCATAAAACAAAAGCAGATTGTAATTATGAAGAAACTAAACAATTATTTTTGAATAATGTTTTGTCCGAGTCACTTGATTCTGGTGAACCAATGTTTTATAATTCCAATATTCTTGGACGTTATATGCGAAGAGAATATTTTAAACAAAATAATATTAATAAAGAAATAAAATAATTTTTTACATACAGACGAAACTACCATACCAGAATTTGAAGTTCACAGGTTGCTTTCTAATTTGGGAAATGATAGAATGAAATCAATTGATTTCTAAATACTCTATGTGTAGTCTTGAAACAACTCTCTGCCAAACACACGATTGGGTAATTGATCGTATTCATACACTCTGTGAAGAAAATATTGAAGATGCCCATGCGATTCAATCCGAGTTTAGTGAATGGTTGAATCCGGAAATTTTACATCATGATATTCTTTCATTAGAGTTTATAGGAGAAGCAGATGACATTAGATCTTCATAACTTTTTTAAATATTATGATGATGGTAACGCAAACCATGTAGCGGCAGTTCAGTGGTTAGAAGATAACCTCCCTGCCCAATTTATGGATGACTCAGAGACTGACTGGATTGGTATTTACAGAACAAAACCACCAACTCCAGCAGTACTTGATGTTCCATATTTTAATCAAGTAGATAACTATAGAGATGCACATAGAACTTGTAATAGTTCATCGTGTGCAATGTGCCTTGCTTTCTTTAAGCCAGGATCGATTAAAGGTGATGACGAATACGTTAAAAAAGTATTTGAGATTGGTGACACTACGGACCATGCTGTGCAGACAAAAGTTCTGGCAGCTTATGGAGTTAAGTCACACTTCAGTTACAATCTTTCTTTTGCTGATATTGATAAGAGT